GAGCAAAGTGCCAGCGACGCCGACTCGATTTTGCAATACGGCACGTTGTCTCAGATCATTTCGACAACCTTGCACGACTCAGCTGATGCAACCCAGCAAGCCAATTTCTACCTTGCATTGCGTAAGACACCGCAGGCAATTTTTAGTGAGATCACGTTTGACCTGACAAACCCAGAGCTAGACGACAGCGACCGTGACAACCTCATTGGCGTGTTTATGGGTGAGGCGTTGGCAATCAATGACCTACCAGCGAACATGGGCGGTATCTTTCAGGGCTTTGTTGAGGGCTGGTCATTTCAGGCGTCTTACAACCAACTCTCGATCACTCTTAACATTTCACCAACGGCTTACTCATTGCAGGCTTTGCAATGGGACGAAATCTCAGCTGCATTTACTTGGTCGGGCGTGTCGCCAACACTCGACTGGGCACGTGCGACAATTATCACCTAAGAAGGAGAAAACATGGCAAACCCAACGTCGAATTTTAACTGGCAAATGCCAACAGCAACTGATCTCGTAACAGACTTGCCTGCCGATTTTGAGGTATTTGGGCAAGCTGTTGACACATCACTAGCTGATCTCAAAGGCGGCACAACCGATCAAGTGTTAGCCAAAAATAGCAACACTGACATGGACTTTAAGTGGGTCACAAGTGATGATGCAAACGCGATACAAAACTCAATTGTGGACGCTAAAGGCGATCTAATCGCAGCTAGTGCAAACGACACACCTGCCCGCTTAGCAGTAGGCGCGAATAACACAGTTCTCACAGCAGATTCAAGCACAGCCACAGGGTTGAAATGGGCAACGGTCGCCGCTGGCGCAAACTGGAGTCTATTAAATGCAGGCGGTACTGCACTTTCAGGATCATCAACTGTTACTGTGTCGGGTATTAGTGCCAAAGATAAAATTATGGTTATTTTGTCAGGCGCATCTACTGTAACCGCAAATTATACTGCCGCTTGGTTACGATTAAATACTGACTCAGGTGCAAACTATGGAACATTTGGTTTTACTTTTCTTGATGGTGGTGCAAGTGGCGCAGTTAACGCAACTGCAGCAACAGAAATTCCATTTGCAAGAACAACTACCGACGCAAGCAATACAATGTCTGGCTATGCCTTGTTATCAGGTTGCAACGCAGCAGGCGTAAAAATTTACAATAGTGTTGGCATGTCTAATCCTGGTGCTGGTGCTTATCCAAGAGCGTATGTTATTGGTGGTTATTACACAGGCACTTCAACAATTTCCAGTATTTCAATTGTTTCAGAAGCAGGTAATTTTGATGCTGGTACTGTCTATGTCTATACGAGTGCGTGAGGATAATCATGAAAATCATTGAAAAAGAATTTAATGTTACTACTGGTGAAGAAACTATTATTGAGCGCGAAGAAACTGCTTTAGAAAAAACTGCAAGAGAAAAATCTCAGGCAGATTCTGCTGTTGAAATTGCAGAACTAGAAGCAAAGGCTGCTGCTAAGGCAACGGCACAGGCTAAACTTGCTGCACTTGGTTTGACTACAAATGATTTGAAGGCGTTGGGTTTGTGAGTAACTATCCGCAGGGCACAAATGCCCGACTGATCGAGGTTGCAGCTGCTGAGGTTGGAACAATTGAGGAAGGCGACAACCTCACAAAGTACGGCAAATTTACAAAGGCAGACGGTTTGCCGTGGTGCGGTTCATTTGTCAATTGGTGTGCAAATCAAGCTGGCGTCAAAATTCACAGCGTTGTTGGCACAGCTGTTGGCGCACATAAATTTAAGGAAATGCAACGCTGGTCAACTATGCCTCAGCTTGGCTACTTGGCTTTCATGGACTTTCCACATGACGGCGTAGATCGCATTTCACACATTGGCATTGTTGTCGGACTAATTGACACAAAGACATGTTTGACCATTGAAGGCAATACGTCTGGGACAGGCGATCAACGCAATGGTGGCATGGTTATGGTCAAGGTCAGATCGTACGGAGAGGGCAAGGAGATCGTCGGTTTTGGCATACCTAAATTTGTGCCATACAAAGGCGAATTTCCAAAGGTAGATGCACCAGCTGCAAAAGCAGCCGCAGTCAAAAAGGAGAGCAAAAAATGGAACAAGCAAAAGCCGTAGCAGCCTCATGGGCGCGCTCATTTCTGGCAGCAGCACTTGCCCTATACATGGCAGGTGTGACTGACCCAAAAACACTAGCAATGGCAGGCGTTGCAGCTGTTGCACCAGTCATTTTGCGCTGGCTTAATCCACAAGACAAAAGTTTTGGCAACTTGGGGAAGTAGCCAGAAACTTGCGGCGGCAGGGTTGGTTTGGGCACTTGCACTAATCCTGTCCGCTTGCGGGTATCAAGGCTGGACGCGCTATGAGTGTCAAGAATTCGACAACTGGTCAAAAGCGGAGTGTCAGAAACCGCAATGCCTCCCAACTGGAACATGCACTGACGACCTACTTGGCATTGACCCGTGATAAGCCAGCACGTCGCAAATCACCAGAGGAAGTACACGCGCAATTAATCCTGATTATTGGGGCAACACTAGCTGCGGTGTTTTTGGTTGTAACCGTTGGCATTACCTATGCACTGATCTTTGTCACACAGCCAATTGGGGCACAAGCACCCAATGACGCTGCATTTATTGACTTGCTCAAAACACTTGCAATCTTTCTTACAGGTTCGCTAGGCGGTGTGCTGGCTGGCAATGGACTTAAATCCAAGCCAAAGTCACAGGACACGCCGACAAACACGCAAGGTTCTTGACCGCGCGCCGATCATGCGTCACCCTGAGTTCAGGTGGTAACACTTACCGCCTAGAAATCGGGAGAATTCTAAATGGTACTTGATCTATTAGACCCAGAGACTTTGGGTCGTTTGGTTGGCGTAATCTTTCTTATGGTGCTTGGCGGTGCAGCTGGTTATGCCAAAGGCTTTAAGGAAGGCAAGCGAGAAGGCATGGCACGTCGTAAGGCGATTAGCCGTCACATGAGCAACAAGGTGGCTGACTAATGGCATTTCTTGATAATTACGAGGGCAACAAAGAGCGCACAGATCGCTGGAATTCAACGTACCCAGAGGGACGTTTGCAGGCACACATTGTCGAGTTTAATGCTGAAAAAGGCTACATACTCGTACAGGCTAAAGCGTGGCGCAATCAGTCAGAGATCGAGCCAGCAGGCATTGATTACGCATACGGCTTTATTGCAGCTTACAACCCAAACATGAAACGCTGGTTTGTCGAGGACACAACGACCTCAGCTTTGATGCGCGTCATGGCGTTGGTCATGGGCGGGACAGAAAAGGCAACTCGCGAAACAATGGAACAGGTCGAGAAGCTGTCAACAAAGGTCGCCACAGCTGATGTCAAGGCTGATTATGACTATTGGACAACAAAGCACGGCGACGTGCCTAGTTACGCCACAGCAGCAGAAGCCGAGCAATCAGGCATACCGTCGCTGGGTTCGTCAATTGACGAGATCGCAAACCAATTGGGCGGTCAACTGGTTGAGGAAAAGCCACGCTGCGAGCATGGCACACGCGTTTGGAAAACAGGCGAGTCAGCCAAAACTGGTAAAGCTTGGGGCGGGTATTTCTGCACCGAGAAAGCCAAAGCAAATCAGTGTGAGCCTGTTTGGTATCAATTAGGCAGCACAGGTCAGTGGGTGGTGCGTCTGCCATGAAAAAATCACAATTGGTCAAGCTGCTAGTCATTGCAGAAATTATTTTGGTCATTGTCATGGTTTGGTTTGCATTATGAGTGACTACATGGAAATGATCGACGTCAAAACAATGACGTGCAAGCTGCTTTGCAATGGTGAAATAATCGCGGAGTACAAAGTAGAGCAGTGTGACAAATGCTCACAGATTACAAAGCTTGACTCATTTGGCTACCAAAAAGGCTATGACGCACGCGAGAAGGTCATTTGGTTTTGCGGTGGTTGTCGTTGAAAATCAAGCTCACAGCAAATGAAATGTGCGTGTGCATGGTCGCAGCTGTCAAGATCACCAGCGACAAAGGCAACTTGCTAGAGTCAAAAGGTCATTACAACGAAACATCATTTATGACCTATTTGGCAGAATTAGCCGAGTCAATTGGTAGTGAGTGGGCAGTAGCCAAATACTTTGGTTTGCCATTTGACCCATTTGAGGACAAGGGCAAGGTCAAGGCTGATGTTGGCGCAGCTATCGAGGTGCGCTGGACAAAGTATGAGCTAGGTCAGCTGATCGTCTATGAGTACGACAGACCAAATGACATTGCCGTATTAGTAACAGGCACAGCACCCAATTACTACATAGCAGGCTGGATACCAGTCACAATGGCGCAAAAGCCACGATACCGACACAGCAAGCAACCGACGTGGTGGGTCACACAAATTAACCTGCAACCTATTGAGAATTTGAGGAAATCCAATTATGGAACAAGTGCAATTTGAGTGCCGCATTTGTAAAAAGGTGACACGGCAGCTCGTACATAAAATCACAGACAATTTGCCACAAGGCGTCGAGGTTATTCAATGCACCAAGTGCGAGGTTATGGGTGTTGCCCAGATAGGAGGCACAGATGCCGACGTATGAGTATCAATGTGTAGCGTGCAACATCAGCTATGAAATAACAGAGAAGCTTGCAGAACACACAACACCGTATTGCTGCGGGTTCATGATGCGTCAAATTTACGGTGCGCCAGCAATCGTATTTAAGGGTAAAGGTTGGGCGGGTAAGTCATGAAGTTATCCACAGAGGTTATGCACAGGCTGTGCGCAACGCCCAACAGCACGCTCAATAACCTGTTAACCTTGACAGGCTTGGTACGCTGGTTTCGCTTGAAGCGAGCCGCTGAGGCGGGTAGCTCGCAAGGGCGCAATCGGCTAATGGGCAAGGTCTATGCCATTGCGGCATTGCTTTCAATAACGACAACACTTGAAGCAAATGCAGCTAACTATTCAATAGATCACTTAAAGCTTTATGCACACAGCAGAATTCTTGATTACAAAGAGTTCCAATGTTTCAATAAGATCATTACCAAAGAAAGTCGTTGGTCGTATCGCGCTCGCAACGGAAGTCATTACGGTCTAGGACAAATGAGGTCTAAGCACTATCGTGACCTTGACCCATTTAGACAGATAGATGCCACAATTAAGTACATAACAAACCGTTATCAAACGCCATGCAAAGCGTGGGCATTTCATCAAGAGAGGAACTACTACTGATGAGCAGTGCATTACAGGGTAATGGCAGTACAACCAAGTGGCGCAAGATAAGACTGCGCATTTTGCAACGTGACGGTTATGTTTGTCAGATGTGTGGTGTGGAGGAAGCAAACAGCGTCGATCACATTGTGCCAAGAGCTGCTGGTGGCAGTGATGATGAGTGGAATTTGCAAACGCTATGCACTAGCTGCAATTCAAGCAAGGGAGGGCGTTTTTTTAGTGTGCCTAAGACACCTCTGACCCTTCCTGTTCCTT